CAAGAAGCAGCATTGGAAGCTGCCAAATGGGCCCAAGAACAAATGGAACAGAAACAAGAGATAGCTTGGATGGAACATGACGATCAGGGCAATCAGATCAAAAAGACCAAAGACACATACCAACAAAATGCCGAACAAAATGAGCGTACGATTTGGCAACGAATCCAAGACGCTAAAAAATGACGGATAGAATCTTAGTAGTAACTCCACCCGACGATACATTACTTGATGGTATACGTATCACACACGTAAACTTAACTGAAGATCAAAGTTCTATAGTTTCTTCAGCATTGATGAAATCTGATCTCCCCCATACTATGATAAACTATGTTTGGAAAATGGGAGATAAAGTAGATTGGTTTTTAGACAAGGTAGCAAAAAGCCATCTAGTTTTTTTCAACGCAGACGGTAAAGTAGATCCCGGACGAGAAATAATCATAGGTTGGACGGCTGCACAACCAAATTCATATTATTTTGGCACACTCAAAGATTTACACATGGCCAATGATCGTGTTATATATAATAGTGATGACATTTTAAACTTAATGGAGAAAATCTCAAAACAAAATGGCTAAATTCGAAAACAAATTTAAAGGCAGTACTGTAGTACTAAAAGAGAACGAAAATATTAATCAAGCTCTTCGTAGATTTAAAAAGAAAATCGAAGACAGCGGATTGATGGAAACTCTTAGAAAAAAAGAATTCTATGAAAAACCAACCAGCGTGAGAAAAAGAAAAGCAGGTGCTGCTAAAGCTCGCTGGAATAAAAAACTTCGCGAACAACAACTACCTCCTAAACTATTCTAAGAAAGGTATCACATGCGTATCGAAGACGAAGTCAAACTAGACTTCAAAGATGTCTTGATCCGTCCCAAGCGTTCTACTCTTTCTAGTCGCAAAGAAGTAGACCTTAACCGTACATACAAATTTAAACATAGCGGGTTCGAATGGTCAGGAGTTCCTATTATAGCTAGTAATATGGACGGTGTAGGTACATTAACTATAGCAGAAGAATTATACAAACACCGTATGTTTACTTGTCTAGTTAAATCCTACGGAGAAGACGACTTACATGACTTAGTTGGAAAGATAGGCGGTAATTATTTTGCTGTTAGTACAGGAACCAGTGATAAAGATTTCCTAAAACTAAGACAAATAATTAATTCTTATCCAGAAATTCATTTTATTTGTATTGATGTAGCTAACGGATATAGCGAACACTTTGGAGAATTTGTTTCTAAAGTTAGAACAACTTATCCACACGCAACTATTATCGCCGGTAATGTGGTTACCGCGGATATGACACAGGAGTTAATTTTACGTGGCGCAGATATTATTAAAGTTGGCATCGGTCCTGGGAGTGTTTGTACTACTCGGATTCAGACTGGCGTGGGATATCCTCAACTTAGTGCAATCATTGAGTGCGCCGACGCCGCTCACGGTCTTGGTGGCCATATTGTGGCTGATGGCGGATGTACTTGCCCTGGAGATGTTGCGAAGGCTTTTGGTGCAGGCGCTGACTTCGTAATGTTGGGTGGTATGTTAGCCGGTACAGATCAAGGTGGAGGCACAGTCGAGGACGGTTATGTAACATTCTACGGAATGAGTTCGGATACCGCTATGAATAAACATCATGGTGGCGTAGCAGAATATCGTTCGTCAGAAGGACGTACAGTAAAGATTCTCCACAAAGGAGATATCAATCCAATCGTTTTGGATTTACTAGGAGGACTCCGTTCTACCTGCACCTATGTCGGAGCACCAACTCTCAAACAGTTATCCAAATGCACAACATTTATCAGAGTTAACAGACAGATAAATGATGTTTTTTTAAAATGATATTGACTTCTTAATAGAAAGAACTTATAATAGTAGTATGACTACACATACAGACATCATGATTGACATGGAGACACTTGATGTTCTCCCTTCGGCAACTATCCTAACAATAGGAGCAGTTAGATTTGATCCATTTGGAGATGAGTTATCAGAACCCAGCATGGAAAAATTCTATGTAAAAGTAGATATAGATAGTTGTGACAGATTAGGTTGCACAGTCAGTCAGGCTACCCTCGAATGGTGGTCTAATCAAAGTAAAGAAGCGCAAGAAGAAGCGTTCAGTCCAGAGGACAGAATTGATATCGCAGATGCTATGAATCAATTATATAAATTCTGCTGGGGTGCCAAACGTGTTTGGAGTCACGGTGCTGGTTTTGATGTTATTATTTGCGAACATCTTTTCCGTAAAATCGGCAAAGCTATTCCATGGCAGTTCTGGGAAGTTCGTGATACCCGCACATTGTTTGATATTGGTATTAATCCAAATCGTCCTCCTGTACTAAAACATCATGCTCTAGAAGATGCTTGGAATCAAGCAGTTGGTGTACAAAATGTATATAAACGACTCAGATCTGCTAGCGGATTGGACGGCCAATTGTTTACACCCTTGGCTCATCAGAGATAAATAAAAATCGTAAGCTGCACCAAAAGTGGGCAGTTTATCGGGCATAGTGCCCAAATAGATCTTACTTTATAAGGAGATAAAAATATGTCTAAGATCATCGGTATTGACCTCGGAACCACCAACTCATGCGTGGCTATCATCGAGGCAGGAAATTCCAAAGTAATCGAAAATTCAGAAGGTGCTCGCACTACTCCTAGTATCGTTGCCTACACCTCAGATGAAATCCTAGTTGGTGCATCAGCTAAACGCCAAGCTGTAACAAATCCCAAAAATACAATCTATGCAGCCAAGCGTCTAATTGGACGCAAGTTCAAAGAACAGGCTGTACAAAAAGATATCGATCTCATGCCTTACGAAATCTTCGAAGCTAAGAACGGAGATGCATGGGTACGAGCACAGGGCAAAGAATTAGCCCCTCCACAGATTTCTGCAGAAGTTCTTCGCAAGATGAAGAAGACCGCAGAAGACTATCTCGGTGAAACCGTTACTAAAGCAGTTATTACAGTGCCTGCATATTTTAACGATCAACAACGCCAGGCCACAAAGGACGCTGGACAGATCGCAGGTCTCGAAGTTCTACGTATCATCAACGAACCCACTGCGGCTGCTCTTGCCTATGGCGTCGATAAGACAGATAAGAAAGATCGTAAGATCGCTGTTTACGATCTTGGAGGTGGTACATTTGACGTATCCATTATCGAAATCGCAAACGTTGACGGTGACAAGCAGATCGAAGTTCTTTCCACTAATGGTGATACATTCCTAGGCGGTGAAGATTTCGACCAACGCATCATGGACTACATGGTCGATGAATTCAAGAAAGAACAGGGTGTCGACCTAACCAAAGATATGTTAGCTTTACAGCGTTTAAAAGATGCTGCTGAAAAGGCCAAGATCGAATTATCTAATAGCAGTCAAACAGAAATTAACTTACCCTATGTCACTGCTGACGCAAGCGGCCCTAAGCATTTAGTAGTTAAATTAACTCGTGCTAAGTTAGAAAGTCTAGTCGAGGATCTAATCCAGCGTTCACTGGAGCCTTGTCGCATAGCTATGAAGGATGCGGGTGTAAGCGCCAGCGACATTGACGAAGTTATTCTTGTCGGTGGACAAACACGTATGCCTAAGGTACAAGAAGAAGTTGAAAAACTATTTGGCAAAGCACCGCGTAAGGATGTCAACCCAGACGAAGCAGTAGCAGTCGGTGCTGCTGTACAGGGTGCTGTTCTAGGCGGTGATCGCAAAGACGTTCTATTGTTAGACGTTACTCCATTGAGCTTGGGTATCGAAACCCTAGGCGGCGTGATGACCAAGATCATCCAGAAGAATACAACTATTCCTACCAAGGGACAACAGACATTCTCTACAGCAGAAGACAATCAACCAGCTGTGACTATCAAAGTGTTCCAAGGTGAACGTGAGCTTGTTCAGCATAACAAACTCCTAGGCGAATTCAACTTAGAAGGCATTGCTCCAGCACGTCGAGGACAACCTCAGATTGAAGTTACCTTTGACATCGATGCTAACGGTATCATGAACATCAGCGCCAAGGACAAGTCGACAGGCAAAGAAAACAAGATCACTATTAAATCTGACAGCGGATTGAACAAAGAGCAAATTGAACAAATGATCCGTGATGCTGAAGCCAATGCCGAAGCAGATAAAAAACAACGAGAGCTTATCGAAGTTCGAAATTCTGCCGAAGCCCAAGTACATGAAGTTCGCAAAGATCTAGAAGAATTTAGAAGTGAACTTTCTGAAACTGAAATTTCAGAAATCGAAACGGCTATCAAAGATGTAGAAGAAGTAGTCAAGGGAGACGATAAAGAAAAGATTACCGAAGCCCTTAATAAGGTTTTTCCTGCTATGAAAACACTGTTGGAAAAACGTCAGGCTAAAGATCAAGCTGCCCAAGCTTCTAATTCTAATCCCGGACAAGATGATGTAGTAGATGCTACTTTTACTGAAAAGAAGGACTAATGATGGCAGGCAAAGGATCTAGACCTCGTCCATTCAGTGTCGATCAAAAAACTTTCGATACTAATTGGAATGCTATCTTTAAAAAAGAACAATCTGTAATTGAAGAAGTTTCTAAATTCATTTCAGAAGAAACTTTTCAAGAAACAGACAACAGAATTACCGACCACTCGGGTGAGGGTCAGTAATAGGGCATAAGGCCCATTTATCTTACTTTAATAGGAGATTTAAAATGACACAATTAACACGTTATGATGTAAATGCTTTAAGCAAAGCACTGGTAGGTTTTGATCGTATCTTTGATGATATGGAACGTAGATTTGCTAATCAAATTTCAAGCAATTATCCTCCGTTTAATATCGCCAAGATGGCCGACAACCTTTACGATATTTCAATAGCAGTCACAGGTTTCGACAAAGAGGAAATCACTGTTCAGGTAGAAGCCAATGAGCTTACTGTTCGTGGCGAAAGAAAAACAGCCGATCAACCAGAACCCGAATATCTACATAGGGGTTTGGCTCTTCGTGATTTCGAAAGAACTTTTACGTTAGCGGAACACATGAAGGTTCGTAAAGCAGAAATCAAAAATGGCATTCTCTTAATCCAAATTGAAAGAGAAATTCCAGAAGAAATGAAACCTCGTGTTATTGACATTGTAGAAGTAAAATAATATAATATAAGGGAGGGGAACCTCCCTTATTAAATAACAACGTAGGAGAAACTATGTCAATAGAAACCAGTGTAGAAGAAAAAGTAGTGGTCGCTTTACAACCTCCGAAATTGTGGAAAGTGATACTTTTAAATGACAATCAAACCCCCATGGAATTAGTTATTGACATCTTAACTAAGATTTTTAAACATAATGAATCTAAAGCCAAAGATATCACTTTGGAAATTCATGAAACAGGAAGCGGTGTCGCTGGAATCTATCCTTTCGAAATTGCTGAACAAAAGGGTATTGAAGCTACAGGCGTAGCTAGACAACACGGATCGCCTTTACGCATAACAGTGGAACAAGAATGAGTCTAAGAGAGATTACCAAAGATCTGCATCACGAAGCAGAAATTACAAAGTTTGCAAAATTATTATTGAGCGGAAAGATTGAACGTGAAGATTATGCAAAATATCTTTATCAATTAGTTTTGATTTACCCCATTATCGAGATGGGAAATAAAGTTTTAGGTAATCTCGATAAACTAAACGGAATTGAACGCAGCTTTGCTATATATCAAGATTTCATAGAACTAGCTGGAAAAGATCATTCTTATAAATGGCTTCCGCAAACTGTAGCATATCATAATTATTTGTTAGAAATTTTAAATGATACAGAACGTAAACATTTGATCAAAGCACATTTATATTGTCGTCACATGGGAGATCTAAATGGCGGTCAAATTATAAAGAAACAAGTAGCACATATTTCTAAAGGTCGCTTTTACGATTTTAAAAATCCAGACGAACTTAAAGTAGCTATACGATCCGAACTCACTGACGATTTGGGGGATGAGGCTCGAGTGGCTTTTGAATGGGCTATCAAGATGATGAGAGAATTATACGATGAGCCAAGTTTGGTCGACATTAATAGAGATACAGAACCTACTGGTTGCTGAATTTTCTAGAACGGGCGTAGAAGTAAATGAGCCCGGCATGGAAAGATTCAATCAACCCGGTTGGGTCAACAGAGTCTGGAATTCAGAAAATTATCGCAGAGCTCACGTAGATGTAGTAGATGCTCGAGAAACTAAAGGACTGTGGATGATGCATTGTTGCGTTTTCCCGCACATACATAATCCTGCTCCTATTTTTGGTTTCGATGTAATCGCAGGAAAAAATAAGATCACAGGCTGTTTTATAGATTATAGCCCTACAACAGATCGAAATCATCCAATGATCGAATATTTTGCCGAAGAAGTCAGCAGATACGATTGGATCAAAAAACGTGAACTTCCTGAATGGGCTCAACGTATTTTTAGTCCCTATATGGTCGCGGCAGGAAATGTCAACGATCAAAGCGAATTATCCCAGATCACTAGTCTAGCCCGAATACTAGTAAACCATTACTTAGAAACCGTGGGTGAAACCAATCACAAAGTAGCAGATACTACATTTGAACAAAACTACTACGCACAAAATCAAAAGCAAAACCCTCATACACCGCGTGTAATGGTCAGTTTAGGGCTTTCAGAAGAGGATGTTAAGGTCTTTATACAGGATTGCCTGTTCCCTGAAATACGATAAATATTCTTATGAGAGCATTTGAATTATTAGTCGAAGCCGAAGGCGGAATGTGGGATCGCATGCTAGAGAAAAAATCTGGCAAAAACATACAGTTTACCGACGGAACGAATACTTACGATCTGCTTAATGTAGCAGTATTTCCCCAAGACGATCGATTAAAATATGAACAGGATCCTAACGATCCTGCCCAAACTGTTGATGTACAGATCAAGAAAGACACTGAAGATTTCGCTCGACAGCAAGGCGCTATCGTGCAAAAAACCATACCGGGTCAAAAAAGAAATGCAGCAGCGATGGTCGTTATCCTAGGCGATCAAACTAAAAAATTAGCTTTCATCAAATATTTCCAATTTAAGAAAGATAGACATCCTCCTCTGTACTGGCAAACATCTGTTTTTGCAGGTGACACTGGGCTGAAACAAACAGACACTGGTAAATCAGCTACCGCTAAAGCTGCTGAGATTAGAATCAGTCCGTATGATATCGTTGATCCGGGTCGTCTCTATGATATTAATTCGATACCTAATATCATAGCTCAAAAGTTAAAAACCAGAACAGATTTGCCCCCTGCACTTAGATCAGGGTTGTATGCGTTAGCTGACGATCTTTTGAAAAATACTACTCCTACACCTGTACCAAACATCGAAGGCTATCAAGATCAAGTCGAAGTTGTTTTCGGTGAATCAGTTCAGCCCATAGCATTGGCAAACAACAACAGAGTGACAGGCTCGTATAAAGATGCTGAAAAAAATTTATTGAATCCAATGGGAGTCTCATGGAGCGATTTTAAGCAGGTCAGCTTCGGTGGATTCGGTGAACAGATAGGAGACTCTTATCTGCATGCCGGTGAAGTAAAATTAACTGTCAGCAGTAAAGGCAAAAAAGGAGCCAATGCTAGCCTAACAGGTGCTATGGAAACCATAGAAAAATATCCAGATGAATTTGGGCCAGGAACTGCGTTCAGTAAAAAATACAAAAAGTTAATGCCCGTTTTTCAAATTCTACATCAGGAAAATGCTATTCCAGGAGTCATCAAGGCTTCTGTGTTTTTAAAAATCATTACCCAAGAAGAAGCAGATTATATACAAAGTATCTATGGTAAAGGCACAGGAACTGTAGAAGAACTACAAAATTATCCAAATCTTTCTACTGTGTACAAAGCTAAAATGTTTATGGGTCAGGAAGTTACTAATAAAAAAGGTGTGGTCAGAAAGTCTGCTCAAGGAGTTGATCCTAGCAATCCCAAGTTTCAGATGGGATATCATCTCTTGGGAAATCTAGCTAAACTGCTAAAAATCAAACTCAATGAAGATGTAGCACTAATGACCAGCTTCTTTAAAGCGGTGTTAAACAAGTCTTCGATGGTCCAAGTTTATACATCGACTAAACGTAATGAGAAAGGTATTTGGTTTGATAATTTCAAAGTGATATGGCCGCCTACTTTCTCCGGAAATATCGTTATAGAATCAGATCACTACACATCAAATGCTAGACCAAGCAAAAAGGTCAGCTTCAAATTCGATTAAAAATTCTCGCAGCATTTAATTTCAAATCAATTCGCTCTAAATACTAATACCGTGTACCGGGAGCGAAAAAATGAGAAGTGCAAAAGTAATTTTAATTACGTTGTTGATACCTTCAGTGGTCTCGGCAGCAGAATTAGTTCACAATTTTAATAGTCCAGCTTTTTCTGGAATTGGTTATAGTTCTCACGTTCTAACGATCAAACAGTTAGAAGATCAGCAGAAAGATAAAAATAAAGCAGCCGCAGAAGCCTTACAGGCTAAAATGGAAAGAGATGCTGCTAATACCCCTGTGGCTAGATTCCTAGCTAATGTAGAATCTAGAATTTTTTCACAGTTAGCTAAACAAATGACTGATAGCTTGTTTGGAGAAGGCGTCAACGCCTGCGCACCAACTGCTGCTAATGCTGCGACCATTAATTATTGTGGAACCATTAATAATGTAGGCGGCGAAGAAAATGGTAGTACGATTAGATGGTGGATCACAGAAGGAACTAACGGAAATATGATCCACATAAATGTAAACGGTCCTGGCGGAAATACCACTATGGTAATTCCTGCTAATACGTTCTTTTTCTAAGGATAGCATATGAGAAGAACATTAATGTCATTAGCAATAGTAACACTGCTTGGAGGCTGTGCGACTGGATCTGCTATCAGAGAACAGCTGACCGGAAATCAATTTGATGAGCCCAAAACCGAACCAAGCGTACTTTTGAAAAAAGATCAATATCAAGTTCCACCGCCCGCTGGTGGACCAATCACTGTAGCTGTTTATACCTTCTTAGATAAAACAGGGCAAAGAAAATCTCAGCAAAATATCGCTAGTTTAAGCTCTGCTGTAACGCAAGGTGCTGAAAATTATCTTATCAAGGCTCTACAAGATGCCGGAGATGCACGTTGGTTTACAGTAGTTGAACGTGTCGGGCTAGATAATCTAATCAAAGAGCGTCAGATGATTAGACAGATGCGCGAGCAATATCAGGGAAAAGATGCTAAACCTTTGCCTCCTATGATGTTTGCAGGTGTTATTGTTGAAGGTGCAATCGTAGGATACGATTCAAACACACTAACTGGTGGAAGCGGATTTAGATTCCTAGGAATCGGAGCGACTACTCAATATCAGAGCGATACAGTTACAGTGGTATTAAGAACTGTGAGCGTAGCGACCGGAGAAGTTTTAACATCTGTTACTATAACAAAAACTGTGTTAAGTTACATGGATAAACTAGGAGTTTTAAAATTTGTTGAACAGGGAACACAGGCAGTTGAAGCAGAAACGGGAGCCAGCATCAATGAAAGTATTAACAAAGCTACGAATATTGCGATTCAGGCAGCAGTAGTCTCAACTATTCGAGAAGGTGCAAGAAAAGGACACTGGGCATTTAAAGAGGAGGAAAAAACTAATGAGTTGGTACAAAAGAATACCCCATCTAAAACAGCCCCCGAAACAGCACCCTCGACACCAAAGTCCGATGAGCCAAGAATTATACCAACAGAAAATTCACCAGTGCTTGACGGATCAGGAAAGCCAATCGCAAATGTTGAAAGGCAGGGAGATACAAAAAAAGGAACAGTGACAGACTGGGTGAATTTAAGAGTTGGCAAAGATCGAGGCAGTGATATTATCATAAAATTAAAACCAAATTCAGTGATCGAACTAGTCAGCGAAGCAGGAGAACACTATTACGTCAGGGTTGACGGAAAGGAAGGTTGGATAGCGAAGAAATTTATTAAGGTACAATAACAATAATAATAACGTACCAAGGAGCGAACAATGATTAAAAATAATTACAGCAAAATGGCCTTTATAATGGCGGCCATGTTTTGGGGATCGGGAGTCTACGCACAGACTGCCGCAACAGGCCCAAACAAAGTATACATAGAACAATTAGGAAATTCTAACACGATTACTATACAGCAAGTAGGAGGTACCAATAATGTGGGCGGCACTAATACCACATCTACTACTGTTAGCACAACTTCGCCTATAGGAATAACTACCTTAGTTCCTGAAGCGCCAAGTTCTTCCAACTATGCTACTATAACAGGCAGTTCTAATACCCTAGCAATTACTCAAACAGGAGATAGCAACTCGGCTCAATATAATATCAAAGGTAATAATAATGCCTACACTAGCACAGTTACTGGAGATGGAAATCAAACTAAATTAACTGTGGGAAATGTAAACACAAACGGTCTAAGAAATGTTATTACAGAAACTATAACCGGAGACAATAACTTAGTCATTCAAAATGTAGTAGGAACAGATAACTCTACTATTACATCTATCACGGGAAATAGTAATCAGATTACTAGCGATCAGACCACTAGCTATGGAACTATTACCAATACCGTATCTGGTAATTCGAACGTATTTAATATACAACAAATCGATGCTGGGCCTCATATTTTAGCAATGGCCACAACAGGTGATTATAACAGTATTACTACGCAACAACAAGGTACCAATGCTACTACTGTTAATATACAAACAACAGGAAGTCATAATACCATTACCGTGAGAAGCAGCAGTTCTGCTATAGTTTCTCCTCAAACCGCAGTCGGGAGATAATCCATGCATTATCTCCTGCTGTTTTTGTTGGTAGTGATAAACAATTACGCTCAAGCAGGAATAGGAGTTGTATCAGATGCAAAGGGCACTTCGTGTCAAATAGAACGAAATAAAAATAAGATGGCAGGCACTAAAGGTGCTCAGGTTGAAAGCATGGATACGTATTCAACCGGAGCCTGTGTTAGCAATATAACTTTCAAAGATGATAGTAAAGTTAAGATTACTGAAAACTCTAGATTAGTCATAGACGATTTCGTGTTTGATCCTAAAAAATCAGATGCCGGAAAAATAGGAATGAAAGTCGCTATGGGCACTGTTCGTATGGCCAGCGGACAGATAGCTAAAAATAATCCACAACTAGCAAATATTAAAACACCTACAGCGACTATATCTGTTAGGGGTACAGATTTTTCTATGACCGTAGACGAAACCGGCCAAAGTTTGATAATGTTGCTTCCCAGCTGCAAAGAAGAAAGCGAGATGAAAAAATACGAGCTTGATGAACAGCGTTGTAAAGTAGGCAAGATCATTGTAGAAAACAGTGCAGGCATCGTAGAACTTGATAAAGCATTTGAAGCCACTTATGTGATCAGTAATTCTATTGTTCCTAGCCCGCCTGTGGTAGTTAATACCATCGAATCTAAAATCGGCAATAATTTAATTTTAGTGCAACCTACAGAAGTAGCAAACGCGGTCAAAGAACAAAGAAAAAGTCAAAGAGATAAAGATTTAGAAGAGATGGAGGCAGAGGCTCAAAGAAGAATATCTCAAAGAATTGAGAAAGCCAACGAAGAGAATAAGAATGCAGAACTTTTACCTTTTACATTTGACACAGGATCCAAAGGTTGTAATCCCAGTCTTAATGTTTGTGTAGCTTGGGAAAAAGCAGATGCTCCAGATATACAGAGTAAGGGAAGAGGCATAGCATTTAGATCTAACGAAGATCACTATGCTGAAGTTAAGACCACAGGTTACGGTTCAAATACCTATGTGGCTATCATACACAACGATCAACACGCCGACGCTATCATAGGTGATGGTAGTCCCGGGGGTAATGTTGTAATCATACGTCAAAGCTCCGGAGTTTTGAGAAGACCATGATTGTAAGAATACTTGCTATTTTATTTTTACTAGTATCATCGGTCGCTCATTCAGCAATCACCGATGGTAAGTTTGGTATTAATCAAATATTTGACGTGCAGTACTATTGGAGTGGCACTACATTAAATGCCAGCAATTTCATAGCACCATACGATAAAAACTTTCAAACAGTTACAGTAACCAGTGGACAATATTTTCAATTCTTCGCCAGTACAACTAATCCTGGCAAATACGGTCTGGGTCTTTATAATAGCAACGGTACATTAGCCAAAGTCGTTCACGACTATGGTGACATAACTGCGTTAGGTAGTGGTGCTATATTTTATATAGGTTCGGGTTTCTTTGGTAACGTTATTAGTACTGCACAAGGTTACAGTTACGGAGCTAGTGCTACATTTACTAACATGGATACCAGCGTATCATCAACAGACTTATCTAATTATACATGGGCCAGTACAACTCCGTTAGCCTCCGGACAAACTGCGGCTCCGGCCGGACCACCACCACCTGCACCTACGGCGATTTATAATACAAGTTCTACAGTTTATATTACTAATCATTATCCAACCAGTAATAATAGTCCTGCAGGGGAAGGTGCTGCAAATGCCTTTGATAACAATCCTAATACCAAGTATCTAAATTTTGATAAAAAGAATGCTGGTGTGACAATAAAATTAAATCAGGGAAGAGTTGTTACTGGATTTACATTAACAACAGCTAATGATTTTAGTGGTCGAGATCCTACAAGTTATAAACTATACGGAAGTAATGATGGTGCAAATTGGACACTAATCCAAGACGGAACGTTGTCTCTCAGTGAAAGTCGTTATTGGACCAGCTCTACTATTCCTGTTACTAATTCTACTGCTTATGTTTATTATTACATTTTTTTTCCTACTACCAAAGCAGGTGATGGATGCGGGTTGAATTGCAATAGTATGCAGATTGCAGAAATTACCTATTTCTATGACGCTAACAATACTACAACTTCAACGGCCACAGGAACATCAGTGAGCAATCCAGGAAGCTATTGCTGTGGAGGCGGTGAATCACCGTTCAATGCCAATGCATCCTTTTCGTCAAGGGTACAAACATTCACCAATAGAACAACTGCCGATAATCAAGTGTATATCGAACAAATAGGAAATTCAAATACTATAACTGTTCAGCAATCTGGAACTAGAAATAATTATGTTAATTATTACGGAAACGGAAGCTCAAACACTGTAACTATAACTCAAATTGGAAATGCATCAACGACTGCAAATTACATTGAGTTGGATCTAGGAACCCAAACGGTTTCAGCTAATTTAAATACTGTGAACTTACAGCAGAACAGTACTGGAGGTTCAAAAAGAATCCTAGCCACAGTTACTGGAAATTCTAACACACTGTTAATACAACAGAAAGATAGCGGTAATCATTACGCAGAAGTAAATCTCACAGGAGGAAATAAATCTGTCGACCTTACACAACAGGGTTCAGCCGGACATATGGCTAATATAGGATTACACGGTAATTCAACATCTTTAACTCTAACACAGAGCGGTTCTACACAACAGTTTTATAGTATAAATCACACCTGTACTACAGCCGGCGGATGTGCAGCTATTACTGTAACACAAGGTCAATAAATACTTTTATGAAAAAACTAGCATTGTTCCTATTGGTACCATCTTTCGTATGGGCACAAGGATCTACTACTGTAGAAAAACCTGTAGTTTGTAATTGGACATCTGTGGTTTTAGATACCCTAAGAGAAAAATATCAAGAAGAACCTGTATGGTTAGGAAAAGATGCTAAAAGTCAATACACATTATTTGTTAATCAAAAAACTGGCGCTTTTACCATAGTGCAGTTCAACAATGAAATAGCCTGTATACTAGGGGCCGGAGAATCTAGTATAAATCTACCTAATAAATCTAACATATGAAGATTAATTTCAAAAAAATATTAGTCAGTCCTTGGACAGCATTGATTACATTGGCACTTATTTTAAGTATACGAATTGTCGATCCTGTCTTTATAGAAAGTGTAAGATTACGATATTTCGATACACTGATCACAAACAAAGCACCCACAGAAAATAATATAGTAACAGTAAACATAGATGAGAATGCGTTGGATTCGTATGGACAATGGCCGTTCAAAAGAGACATCTATGCTAATCTCATAGAAAATCTATATAAAAGAAATGCAGGATTAGTAGTATTCAATGTTTTAATGACTGAAAAAGATCGTCAGGGAGGTGATAGTTCATTAGCAGCTACACTAAATGAATTTCCTGTAGTTCTTCCCAACATGCCTGCAGATCGTATGAAGAATGTTCCTAGACAGCCAGGTACTGCGGTTATAGGAGCAGAACATCACGAGATGATAATCGCATATCCTGGAATTATCGCTAACATACGGGACCTTGAAAGTCGTGCAGCAGGCGTGGGTATTGTGAATACACTACCAGAAGTTGATGGAGTTAATCGTCGCATGCCGTTAGTAATTGCAGTCAATGGTAGAGTGTATCCTAGTCTTGCTATGGAGGCATTGAGAATAGCCGCAGGCGATAGTACTACGCAGATTAAACTTAATGAGAACGGTGTAGAAAAAATGCGAATACCTGCATTTGGTCCTATTACTACAGATAGCCTAGGTCGTGTATGGATTGATTGGAGTCAAAAGTCTCGTTCAGTATCCATGACTGAATTACCTAAAGATTTTGGTGGTTCTGTAGTTATTGTAGGTGTAGCTGCTGCAGGTTTAGGTAATCCTGTGCCTACCGCAGTAGGTGCAGTATGGCCACACGAAGTACAGGCTGCGGTATTAGGTACGATGTTTAATAATGTAACCATACAACGACCTGATTACGCAGACGGTTTAGAAATTCTAACATTAGCGTTGGCAGGTGTTCTATTAATATTTTTAACGAGGTATGTATATGCGGGTTTGGCAACGACGGTTATACTTATCGGTGGCAGTGCTATTGGCAGTTGGTATGTGTTCACTAATCATCTATGGTTATTTGACGCTACTGCCCCTGGAGTTGGCCTACTTGTGGTCGCTCTGCATGCCTATGGGGTTAAGTTTGTAAGCGAGTTCTTACAGAAGCAAGCGATCAAAAAACAGTTTGCAGGTTACTGTTCCAAAGAAGTAGTAGAGATGCTACAGAAAGATCCAGACTTAATCAAGCGTGGTGTACGCAAAGATGTGTCAGTTATGTTTAGTGACTTACGTGGATTTACCCCGATCGGTGAACACTACGGCGATAATGTTGCAGGCTTAGCCAAATATATGAACGGATATATGGATGCTATTAGCCAACCTATATTAGATAATAATGGTATGGTCATTAAGTATGTAGGAGATGCATCAATGCACATACACGGTGCTCCTATCGATGATCCCGATCATGCACATACAATGATCAAAGTTGGTCTCGAAATGTTGGATGCTGTTGATCGTTATACAAAAGAAATGGAAGCACAGGGCCTACCGCCCGCAGCTATGGGTTGGGGTGTAAACAGTGGTATAGGATTTATTGGTGAAATGGGCAGCACTGATAGACACAGTTATGATATCTTAGGTGATATGGTCAGTACCGCCGCACGTTTAGAAGCACGTTGCAAAGCCTACGGTGTTTTAAACATAGTCGGCGCAGAAACTTACAATCGTACTAAAGATGATTTCTTCTACTTGATGTTAGACAATCTACAGCCTAAGGGTAAATCAGTAGCAGATTTAATCTATACAGTGTTAAGAACTAATGGTGCTGATTATACTAGAGATAAGATAGCACACGAAGTAATGCACGATTTATATAAGCAGAAAAATTTCGACGAAGCTGCCGATATGTGTAAAAAATTAAAAGGCAACTTCGGCGGACAGATGGACAAGTATTATAAAATTTGGATTGAACGATGTGAGTTCATGAAGCAGCAGGACCTTCCAGAGAATTGGAACGGAGAATTTATAGCCCACGAAAAATGATTTATACTCCCTTAGATTGGTGGTTTGACTATTCAGTTTGGTTGATGTTACAATATAAGTTTGCATCCCCAGCTAAATTTATTAGTGTCAACGATGACATGGAAAAATTCTTAAAGCAGTTCAGTCTCAACGGTATCAAACAATTCAACATCTGTAGATGATAAACAAATTAATTTTAGTCATCGTGATAACGATGATGAGTTCCTTTGCATTCTCTAATCCTATTACAGCACAATCGTGGTTAGTAGCAGATGCAGAGGGAAATATCGTCGCCTCTGAGAATACACGAGAAGTACGCAGCATCGCCAGTATCACAAAAATAATGTCGGCGATGGTAGTCTTAGATGCCAATCAAGATCTAGACGAATTCATAAAACCTTACACTCGTAGAGAACTTATACAATTATCTATGGTACGTTCTGATAATAGAGCAGCAGATACACTATGTCGACATTACCCCGGCGGATATTCTAATTGTATCACAGCTATGAATCTAAAGGCGCAAAGCCTAGGATTAGTAAACACAAAATTTGTAGATGCTACTGGACTTGGGGTTATGAATGTTAGCACTGCTTTAGAATTAGTTAAGATAGTTCAGGAGTCCAGTAAATACGCAGAACTAGTCCATGCCAGCAGAATGAGCGCAGTTAAGATACAAATAAGAAAGAAATGGCTAGTTTTTAATAACACCAATCCTATCATTGGTAAGCGTCATGAATTTATTATAAGTAAAACAGGTTGGATTAGAGCCTCAGGCGGGTGTATCGTTATGATGTTAGATACAGATATTGGTAGAAGAATTGTAATAGTATTAGGCTCTAAAAACACTCATACACGAATTCCAGAAGCAGAATTTATAGCGTTGATTAAAAATTAACCTTCCCCGGAAGCTGCTGTTTTTTTATCTTCTTCGTCGATATCATCTCTGCGTTTAAAAGTTTGATCGTCTTTTTTGGTGCTGTGAGATACAGCTTGATTGAATTTATCAGAAGCTTCTCTTTCTACTTTTACCTGTTCCATCACTCGATCGCCTTCGATGATTTTACCACGAAGATGTAGAACTGTATTAACTTTCTGATTCAAACGGATTAGATCGTTGTCTAACATACGGATACGATCTATCAGAGCAACTAGAGTAGTATTGGCTTCGCCTATCACTGGTTTGACTTCTTTAGTACACCATTCCCACACATACTTAATGATCCAACCCATGCCCACAGCCATGACTATAGGAAAACCATATTTGTTAATTAGTTCTACGACGTCCATTTATTTCTCCTTGTCCCAGAATCCCCAGGGATTGTAAATTTTCTTTTCTAATTTTTTCGGTTCATAACAATACCATACAGCCACTGAAATCAACACCAGGCATTCCAACAGATAAAAAATTAAAAATGATTCAAATAACATTAGCCTATTAAAGGTTTGAAAGTTTGTACGACAGGTCTCCATGCCCACTCATAACCCACTACCAGACCCACTACAAACCCCACGACCGCTCCTATCGCTAAGGCTTTATATAAATCTCTATCATGCCAAACGGGTTGTTTCTTTAGATACTCCTGCATCTGGGGACTAAGACTGTCCCACCACGCCTGATATTTGCTCACTTTCTGTTGCCCCTTTGATAATAAATTTTTCTAGATCACTAACTTTTAACAAAATTTGACGACCATTTATATTGACTAATTTAAAATAGTCCCCACCCTTCCAGCCTAGTCTATCCGAATTGAATTCTTCATCTAAAATAATACCGTTTGGGCTACAATCCCATTGATAGTCAACATATAACATTTCGTTCTTTAATCCCTTCTTGCGTCATTCTTACCATCCGCTCTAGCAATACGATCTACATCGGGTTTAAGACCAAGGGCGTTTGAAACGATAGTATCGATTCGAACTACATCGTGATTCATGGTTTTGACCCGATTATCCAAAGCAACGATGATACCTTTCATACCATTGATACTGCCCAATACACCCTGCAATAACAATTTGATAGTTAGATATACAAAGTAGCCGCCGGCCAGTGCTACGGCGATTGGAAAACCCAAATCACCGATTAATTTGAAGATTTCATTCATTGCTCGCTCCTGAATTTATATACGTATTTAACTGATTGACTTCTAGATTAACTGATGCTATAATATACATATATTTCTAAGAGCGAGAACAAAATGCGTATTCAAGTAGTGTCCGACCTTCATTTAGAATTTGCAGACATAAACATTCAAAATCAACAGAATGTCGATGTACTGATTCTGAGCGGTGATATCATGGTCGCTAGCAAAGTGAATCTGCCGAACAGCGAATACGGCATTCGTTTTCGCGACTTCTTAAAGCGTGTGAGCTTCCAGTTTCCGCATGTTATCTATGTTGCTGGCAATCACGAGTTTTACAGTGACGGTAAATTTTTTGAAAGCATCGATCAACTTCGAGCCGCCTGTTCTTTACACGATAACATCTACTTCCTGGAACGTAATTGTAAAATCATCGATGATATTGTTTTTGTCGGAGGAACACTTTGGACAGATATGAATAAATTTGATCCTCTGACATTACACGCTATTCGTGATATGATGAACGATTATCGTGCTACTGTTAACGATCATGCCGGTTATCGCAAATTGAAACCTGCAGATACTGTCGACAGACATAGATTAACAGTAGAATATATCAAACATGTTGTTAGAGAACATAAGGATAAACAATGTGTGGTTGTGGGACACCATAGTCCTAGCTTTCAAAGTGTTCATCCTATGTATGCCAGCGAATATATCGTCAATGGTGCATATCACAGTGACCTCAGCGAAATTATGTTAGATAATCCTAACATTAAACTGTGGACACATGGTCATACACATCATCCATTTGATTATGCGATTGGAGATTGTCGAGTGGTTTGTAACCCTAGAGGTTACGACGGTTACGAAAACACTGGTTGGAATCCTAACAAGATTATAGAATTATGAAAAAAATCTTCTACGAAAAAGTTGGTCGTCGTTATGTTCCTGTTAGCGAATATGACAACGAATTTCTAGATGCCTTTCCAAAAGGTACACATCTCGTCATGTGCTATCCCGGTGGACAAAGTCGCCGCTTCAACATTGACCCAAATTATGCGGCTATGATTGCCGCAGGTCGTGTTGCAGAAGATTCTATATGTTCTGCTATGATAAAAGCAGATGAAGTGCATCCTTCTCGTAAGGCTTTAACAAAAGCAGAACGAGATGCCTGGCAAAATCTTATCGAAGTTTGGGGTGACGAAGCTCGCAGTCTACGTAGACCGGCCGTTCGTGACGTCGCAGAAGCTGCGGTCAAAGCCATGCAAGACGAAGCCGATAAATTGATGAAGCATCCTAGTGTTCGAAAAGCGTTTGAGCAGTTTCTATTGGTCTGTGAACTTACAAAGGAAAGAGATGAACATCAAAGCTCATAAAAGTCAGATACGTACCATCCGACAGAATGATCCCAGATTTGATATCGTTGATGAATATACCGTGGCTCCCAGGGCAGGGTTTGAAATTTCTTCGGGTTGTCCTAGAGAATACAAGTTGGTGCTAGCAGAATGTATCAACAACGGTTGGATTAAACCTGTAGCCTATATGACTGAGAAAGAAATGATATTTATGGGATTGTCAAATGACTAATGATCATGGAATTATCGCACAAGAAATCGGAACACTCATTCCAAATGCAGTGCTCAGTCTAGACCAAGCTGCGACGAATACTATTTCTTGTTATGCCGGTGGAGTTGAAATGCTTCGTGTCGCAGAAGATGGATTTTATGTGCGGGGTGAAAAAGTTCCAGCAGATGACAAAGAAGCACTAACTGTTTATAATGCTTTCAAACAATTTCTAGTTTGGGCAGAACTTAATAGGAGATAATATGGGATCTATACTCAGTGATATTTTTGATGATTTTCGTCTTGGAGAAATCGAAAAAAAATCTCTAAATCCGAATCATGGAAAATCTGTAGACACGATCATATTCCCCTGTTGTCATAGAGAAGATAATGAACCCGTGACTATCATCGCTCCGGGTCTAAAGGAGGGTCCTTGGATCGCTGGGGGTGCTGCTTTGCGCTGGTTTCAAGATCAGCCCGTAGGGGAAAACGATATCGACGTATTTTGTTCTAGCCAAGAACAAGCACAAAGAGTGATAGATGATATTAAGAGCTACGGCAGATATAGTACCAAATGGGAAAGCGATAATGCTGTAACATTGACCTATTATACGATTGGTGCTGGCAAAGAATGGACCATACAGATCATCAAACGTAGATATTTCATGAGCTTACAAGATGTCATCGACAACTTCGACATCACTGTTTGCCAAATTGGCACAGGCGGAAACGAATGGCTTTTGGGAAAATATACAGCTCGAGATATCCGCGAAAAAAATCTTCGCATGATTCTACCATTACAACCAGATGCGATAAAACGTCTAACCAAATATTGGACCTACGGTTATCGTCCAGTAGACGGATTGATGGAGTCTGTAAAAAACAATCCTGTAGCAAAGAAAAACTTTCACGGTGACAATGATTATGAAACTGCGTTCTGAACACAGCTGGAGTCTCTTAGATCCCAAACCAGTTCTGTTATATCTGCCCAATCTAGACGAATACATCGTATATTGGAATGGTATTGCTACTACCCATTCTATGGCCTTGAATTTGGCTATGGAACAATACGGTATATTTCCTACTCCAGAAATGAAATCTTCCATGGAACAGAATTATTCCAAAATTTATTATGCCAACGGTTTTGATACTAGAGCATGGGATCTTAAGGTAGCGGAATCTCCAATTTATCCCTATATCAAACGCATTTTGAGTAAACATGTCAAAGATCTTACCGTGGATAAACAAAAAGAAATATCAGAAGTTCTAAATTGGTTTGATTATTCCAAGGCAAGAGTCTTAGAAAATTAGCACGTTGACAAAATCATTTTTTGGTGCTATAATATAATAAACAGTTAAAGAAAGGAATTATCTTGATCAGTCTAATGTTAGTACTTGGTATTCTATCAATCTTTTCTTCTGGTGTCCTAGCTCACATGTATGGTGTTAAAGGAGATACTAGAGATTTTTACATCAGTGCCATTGGATTTGCCAGCGGCGTCTTTATTCTTATTTCAATGATCGGAGCATTGTAATGATTACTATCAAAGAATTTATGGAAATCGTAGATTATAAAATCACAGAAGGCAGTGACTTCTGTTGGGATTGTTATGGTTCGAATGCTTATCGACTGGATAGCTGGAATCAAGAACAAGATGGACACACGGTCAGTATCGTTTTCGATACTCGCACTCACGTGGTTTATGAAGCCTCGGCCTACGATTACAAGCGCAATCGTGCTTATCGTTTAATCAATCCTGATTATAAATCAGCGCATGATGATGAAGCCTCTGATCGTGACGTCGATGCTGATCAGGCCTGGGACGATGTCGATTACGTTGATTTAGATGTCGATGATGACTTCATCCAAAAATCTATGGCAATCGTAGCAGATGAGGACTATGATACTCGTGTACAGGTACCGGTTGAGTTCTCAGATGAGGAACTATTAACTTATATGAAAATGGCACACGATCGTGATATGACCTTTAATCAATTCGTTGAAGAAGCACTGAAGCATGCTATTGACGAATTCAAACTTCGTGATCAAGTAGATGATATGTATGACGAGCCTGCCACGATGACTTCCAAGAAAAAGAAGAAAGGCAAAAAATGACTGATGCTCAAAAGTTTTTAGAAGATCTAAAAACTGGCGTCCGATATGTTGTAATCAATACCTGCTATGGAGGATTTGGTCTGAGCCAACGAGCTATGGACGAATACATAAAATTAGCAGGTATTACTGAAAGAGATTTCCACGATAGAGATATTCCTCGTGATGATTCCTACTTAGTAAAGATAGTTAAAGAGCTAGGCATGGCAGCTAACGGTCCTCATGCTAATCTTAAAATCGTAGAAATACCCGGTGATGTAAGTTGGCATATTGGAGAATATGACGGCAATGAATGGGTGGCCGAAGATCATAGAATGTGGAGTTGATCTGTGTTAATTTCTGTAAATCATTGGCGGTTTGAGGACGGAAAAACTTGTCCTAATCCCGGCAGTCGTTGGGAAATGACGCCTCCGCCCCGGGGATGGTACTGTTGGGTTTATCCTAAAGACAACAATGAATTTTTAGATTGGATGGAAAAGAATTGTCCTACATCAGATTGTACTCCTAGATTCAATTCAGGTGATCCTATGATCACTGTGTATATCAAAGAAGATCGAGAAGCAACATTATTTCAATTAGCGTATGGGGATCACATTAGATAAGGGTGTAAAGGTGGCTAGTGTGGACGAGATCTTGGCGACAAGATCTCGTGCCACCTATTCCCATCGTATCAATTTTTCTACAGTCGGATATGGGGTTAAAGATCAGATGAATCGTTGGTGCGAAGAAAATTGCCGAGGTGCTTGGCACTCCGAAACATACTTCGCTCTGTATTGGCAGTTCACCGAAGAACGAGATGCTACTATGTTTATGCTACGCTGGGGCGGCGCAGAAGGAAATAAAATAAGATGAAAAAAAGAACTCTGCGACGTAAGGTTATAATCCGTGAATATGATTTCAATAAAGTTAAAGATCAGGCGTTCGCACCTTTGGCATGCATGGGATTAATTGATAGCTTATACGATAGAGCAGATTTTATTCCCATCAACCAAGAAAATCTAGAAAAATTAAAATTGGTAGAAATTCTTAAAGGCAAAACCAGCAAGCTGACCGAGGTAGAATTAAATTTAAAAAAACCTGCGATATTAGTAGCACAGTTAAGAGATTATCTCTATAATGCCAAATATTATCAATGGCATGTTACTGTAGACGAGGAAGGGTATGTTTGTGTGCAGGCTCGTAAGAATACTCCCAAAAGTCGTTTAGGTTGGGCGGTGTTTGAGAAAGATATAACGAGCAGGTTATGAACTTACAAGATCAAATACTGGACGAATTAAGCGAGCAGATGCACAGTGCTATAGACTTTGAAATTCTTACCGATGTACTTGTTAAATCTTGTGGGTGGCATCGTGTAGATTTAGAACGATTTGCAAATAATACTCAAGCGGTTGACATTACCGCATGGTGCCACGATAAAATCAAAGGTAATTGGAAGCGAAACGGTTGTCATTTTATTTTTGAACAATCTAGTGATGCTTTACTCTTTACATTAAAATGGAAATAAAGAGCAGATTTATCTTTACAGATCTTACTGCTTTAATCGCAGACTATGTATTTTACACCAACAACAAAACAGAAATAGACCAATGGTTAGAAGATAGAGACTGCGAAAGAAAAGGAATGGTTATAAAGTTTGTCGACGAAAAAACTAAACTATTGTTTATGATGAGATGGATATGATATGGGTCGTGTTAAAGAAAGTATTATGTGGCCAAATGCGCCAGATAGAACGCCGCAGATTAATCAATATCTTGCGGACACTTTCTATTCATGTCAACCGGATCGAAAGTACAGACCCTCAATAATGAAATATAACATCGTAGGAGATCGTGTGGAAGAAGCCAAAACTGTAGTAGTACATAAGTTCACTATGGGAGACGTTGAAGACCCAGATCTCTATGCTGCTCAACCCCTTTATGATTGGGAACACAGCGACGCGGGTCAATGGGTGATGAAGAACGCCTGCGAGACCCCCACTTGGTATAGATTAGCAGATCCCATGACTTATGGATATAAGTATGAGATACGAGCTAAGTTTATGGGACCAGCATTGACAGAATGGATACTTAAACATGGTCTATGATAGTGATCCTACAGTTACGATTCTTCGAGCCCAAAAAGCCGAAGAACATCTTAAAGTAGATCAACGTTTAATGGAATTGCTATCAACCTATCACATGATAGTTCTCAGAGATGATGACTTCGCTGATAAACTAACATGGTGCCTTGAAAATTGTCAAAATAAATTCAGAGATCTAAGTGATCCAAATGGTCGTGCTTGGTACTTTCAAAATGAAAAAGATGCTATGATGTTTTCGATAAGGTGGTCGTGAAAGTTGTTTATCTTAATGATACAGGAATTTCTTACGAAAAGGCTCCTGAATATTTCAAAGAAGCCGCAAATTGGGCTAGAAATCAATGTCAAAGTTTTATCGATTATCACGTACAAGATGTTTCAGATGTTAGCCACACCAATGATTTTGTAGCACAGTACGGATTCAATGACCCAAAAGACGCATTGCTCTTTGAATTAAAATGGAAATCTCGTTGACTTTTTCGACAGTTGATGTTATAATAATATATCATCGACGAACATAGAAAGAGTTCAAATGGCCGGTTATCAAACAATCCTTCGTATCCGCAGACTTGAAGAAGAAGTGGATAAACTAGGATTTCGTATGGGTAATTCAAAACACGGCAACTATCGTCAAGAATTTGGCGATGTTGTTTCCTTATTCCCTAAGGACGACTGTTATCCAATCTATAGTAGAGATGCTGAACTATTTGTAGGAACCATCGAAGAAATGGAAGTATGGTTGCGTGGTTGGCAAAAATCTTTTGAATATCATCGTATGTTGATCGGTCGTAATTTTGAGGAACGTGTTAAACGTAAAGAACAAGATTATCGCAATGATCAATTGA